CGTCCGGCGCGATAGAAAGAGTACGAGCCACCATGCCAGCAACAACTGCAACAACATCGGCAGGAATGTCAGCGGATCCATGCTCATAATTGATGACAAGTGGGAGGGTCGTCCAAAGGTCAAAGAGTGTCTGACGGCCATCCCATGTGTAATCGACAGCCCCGCCATTGATATCTGTGACAGAAACAATGTCAATGACTGGACGTTGGAGGAGGCGGACAACTCCATCTTTAGGAAATAGGCGAATTGTTGATTCGCTTACTTCAAACTTTTGTTCTGACCTGTTGACGAAAAGTGCGGAAGCATCCTCAAGCCAGGCGTTTGCTTTTGCCTCTTCAGCAGTGGTGAGTTCACGTCCAAGACGAGCCTCAACGTCTGCGATAGTTGCGAGGGCCATTCACGCGCCTTTCGTGTAGGTAAACAGTTATTAAGTTGTGTGAAAGGTGAGGGCCGACCGAAGCCGACCCCCACCAATACGGTTCGGGTTAGGCCGAAACGTACTTGTAAACGCCGGTAGGGATGGTTACCTTTGCGCCGTATACGTTCAGACCGCGAACGATGTCTGCAAACTTGCTTGGGTTGCGAAGAGACTCAACCTTGTCAATCTGCGAAACGAAAGCAGCAGCGTTTGCGTGGTAACCCACAGCAACAGCCTTAGTTGCTTCAGCGAAAGCAGGAGTCTCAATGACGTCCATGCCGAACAGGCGTGCAACCTGACCGTTGCGGAGCTCGTTTGCGCCACCAGCGAGAGCAACGTCAGACAGGCCACCAACGAGCAGGTCAGCGAAAGCAGGGTTTACTGCGACGAAACGGTCAGCAGTTGGAACCTTAGCCTTAGCCATGAGGGTGCGGATCTTCTGGAGAGCAGCCTTAGCCTCAGCGAAGGTGTCAACAGCAACAGGAGTGGACTCCTGAGCCGAAGTTGCGCCAGCGAGAAGCTGTGCAATGACGTACTCTTCAGCGTCTTCTGCGAGTGCCTTACCAGCAGAACCAACCCATGCGTCGAACGAGCCAGCAGCCTGAACTGCGTCAACATCGTCGATGTTTACAGAGAACGCACGCTCCTGGTCAATGAGGAGAGAAACCTCAGTGTCGCCGAGAGCTTCAGCGGTGATGCTACGACCAGCACCTGCGTAGTCAACGATGGTGGGGGTGGTTGCGTTGATGATGTGAACGGTGTTTCCACGACGAGCGTCGCCGGAGAACTGGGTGTTCAGGGTAGGGATGATGAGCTGGTTAGCAAAGAAAGACTGCTGAACGCCAGCAGACCAGATTTCTGGGATGAAGTTGTCGATAGCCATTAGGGCTTATCCTTTCGGGTTAGTGTTTGCCCATGATTGCGTCGAGACGTCCGTCTTTACGGGCGGCCAAGATTTCATCGTTGGACATGCTCGCCAATTCATCGCGTGAACGAATTTGTGCCGAGCCGGAAATTGTTTTGCCTCGAACGCCTTGACCCAAGTCGGGCAAAGCTGCTTCGGGGGTTTTGGTGTGCGCTTCGACCCACGACTGAATGGCATCGGAATCGATGTCGCCTGAATCGTCAACAAATTGAGACTTGTTGAAGCTGAGGAGAGCGTTGCCCTCTACAGCACGGCCACCGAGAGCAGATTTGAGTTCAGCATCAACCAGCTTGCTTGCATACTCAAGACGAACAGCCAGACGCGTCTCTTCACGAGTCGACTCAATAAGTCGCTCTTGATCCGTCAGGGATTCTTTCTTGAGAGCATCTAGCTCTTTAGCTGCTTGAGCGTTAGCTTTCGCCTGTTGCTCATTCTTTCGGCTCAATGCCTTCCACTTCTCAACCTCAGTCGCTAAATCGACTGTTTCAGTCTCTTCAACAGGTTCAGTTTCAAGTGGCGTCTCTACTTCTTCGACGTTCTCTTCTGACATGGGTCATTCTCCGTTTCGGATGATGTGCGCTCGTTGCGAGCTTTCCCAACCGGATGGCTGGAAGTTGTTAACCCCAAGTGCGGGCAGGGGGTAAATCTGAAGGGCCAGCGAAGTGCTGGTCAGCCACCGTCAAGACAGGGCCAAGCTCTCCATGCTGGCGGATAGCGATTTTTGAGTAATCGATGGAACGTGCGCCACGATCCGAAACCGCAAACCGGTCACCAACTGCTTCATGAACAGCATCAAGACGTGTTTGGTCAATTACTTGACCAACGTCTGTACTTCCATAAATAGGCTGTTCACCACAGTCGCATCCGGGGTGGATGGGCTGAAGGTCTGACTTGTGGTAACGCTGAGTTGAGGCGACATAGCAGAGCGCACAGTTCTCTGAACCGGACAAGACGCGCAAATAGCCCACAATGTTCTTGTTTCCTTTACGAGCTACAAGACCGGCCCCGCGACGGGCAAGTTGAACCTCAGTTCGAGCCAAGTCTTGAGCGCGAAACGCTCCAGCCTCGAGTGCTTGACTGAAAGTCTTTCCAGCCCCAAGCGCAGTTCTCATGTCCACAAATGGGCGGGTATAAACCTGCACCTGGTCAGCTCCGTTTCGGAGCGTCGAAGTGGACAAAGTGTCGGCAGGGATTACAGGCGGAGTGAATGTTTGACCATCGAGTTTTGCTATCTCGCTATAGAAGGCGACGGAAAGCTTTGCAGCCTGTCGTTTAGTCGCTGTGAGAGTGTTTGACATGGTCGAAACAAACTCGGCAACATTCTCATCACGCCAATCTGGGAGCCTCAAAAAGGCTTCACGCGCGGTAACCCCTGCCGAGTCTAAAAGACGCCCAGAGAGTACCTGATAGGCGTCTGCGAGTTCTCTACGGGTTGGCAACCTGACCGCCCAACATGGCCTGAGTCAAGATTGCTTCACCAGCTCGTTCAACTTCCATCTCGGCAATCTCAGCAGGAGAAAATTGACCAATAAGTTGCATGCGAGAACGGAAGGGCAAGTCTTGGAACTTAGAGTTCGAATCTGCACGCTCCGAAAGTGAATAACGCTCTGCTGGCTTCCAAATAGGTTCCAGATCAAGCAAGTTCGCACGAACATCATCACCCATCCACTTGAACATCAAAGACATAACCTTTGACCAAGATGAAGTGACACGAGTCATGCGGTCTTCAGCCTTGAAAACTAGCCCTTCACGGGCCAATGCAGCACCCTCAGCGGACTGGTTCGCCCCATCTGGTGACAGATAGTGCATCGGGGTTCGAGTGAGTGCTGCAAAGTCCTGAATATCGGAACGAACGGCAGAAATAATGCCTTGGATGTCCGTCTGGCCAGATTCCCAAATGTCTGTCCCCTCAGGGAGCATCCACAAAGCACCGGGGCCGGGTTCAAAAATTCCGTTGTAGTCGACCTCGTTGCCGTCCTTATCGAACTGAGGCAGGTCGCCCTTGATTGCACGCTGTTTGAACGCCTGAGTGGTCACAATGACCAGACGTTGCAAAATCATGTGATTGATGCGGTCAATGATGTCTAAGAAAGGCTCAAACTCGCCCTTGCCGTCAATGTTTTCAAAGCAAACAACAGGCACTTCACCTAGAGGGTTCTCTGAAGAGAGGTCTTCTCGGTAAATCCAGCCCTCAAGTTCATAAAGAGACTTATCCGAAGGCTTCACAAACACTTCAAAACGGTCAGGATAGTAGAAGTAGGCAACATCCATACCCATTTCGTCATCACGCCACAACTTGATAGCTTCAGTGACGATTCGAGGGTCAGCAGGATGTTCTTCAGCATCAACCTGACGCGGATCCTCTACAGTGACGACAGGAAATCCGCCTTCAACCAGTGGAGGGCCGACAATCGCATAACACTCACCAAAAGTGAGCATCTTGTTGTGAATATCAGACGCCAACACGTCCAAGTTGTTTGCTTTCCAGAGACGACGGGCAACCAGGTCGCCATTCTCGTCACCATCAGCACCAGTGCGGAACCCGCCAATTATCATGCGCTCACGAGTAGCAGCAACAGCCAAAGAAGCAATGTTGGTGCGTGCCTTCTTCTGGAAACGGCGGAAAGCGCGTGAAGCACCCTCAGCACCTTCTGGAAGTGGCGCGTCACCATCGTAATAACGCTCAAGCAGGTTCAAATGAGCCTGTTCTTTAGCGAGGTCACGAACTCTGCGCTGCTGTGTGACGGTTAGGTCAGTAGACACAACTTACTCCTTAACGAATACGGCGAGGCACGAACGTGCTACGCGTCGCCTCACCCTTAGATAAGGCTTGCAACCGTGCCTGATACGCCAAAACGGCGGCAACAGCGGCGTCAATCTTGTTTCTTGAATCAGGATGCTCTTTAGCAATCGTGATTCCACTGCGGCCGATACGGCGACGCGCATTGAGGACATGCCTGGTCAAAGTTCTCGAACCGTCATGCACTAAATCGTTAGAGACAACAGCATTGTGGAACTGCTCCAAAGCACGAACCACCAAGAACGAACGGTTACCAGTCATCCACCACTCAATCGGATGATTCAGTGACGACTTGACCTTCAAATTCTTACCAAAAGCGGATTCCCAGCCAGCAATGTAAGACTCCCACTTGGCAGGGTCAGCAAACATGCCGACAACCTTGTAATCCTCGAACGCTTTGCGAACCTCAAAGTCCACCTCAGCGGCGGGCACTTCCCAATCATCCCCAGCAGGGCCGTCAGGCTGTTCCCACACTCGGATCTCAAACAAGAACCCGTCAGAAACACGGCAACCAACAAGAGCAGTCGCATCAGCAACACCACGAGAACGTTTACGCGAACCGTCAAAGCCCAACGTGATTTCGTCAGAAGCCTTCACTTCATCAATGAGCGTGCAAGCGTTCCACTCAGGGGCAGACAGCCACGCATCACGAGACGAAGTCGGCTGGTTGAAGTAATACCGGCGCGAATCCTGCGGGTCATTTCGCGGATCATAAATTTCAGACAAAATACGTTCAATGTCCATAACCTCAGCAAAAGGGCCATAAACGTCACGCAAACCAGCACGAACCTGGTCTTCATCCGTCAAATCAATATCAGCATCAGCCTCACGGTGGTCAAACAGAAGCCTTTGACGCTTCGTCTTACCCTCAGCAATAGCTTTAGCTAAGTCGTGAGTCTCCTCAGCAACAGACTTTTCACCGGGCATATACATCGTCGAAGTTTCAAGCGACCACGGCTCAGACTGCTTACGCTTCGCCAAATTACGGCGGACAGTCGAATACATGCGGTGAAGCTCCGGACGGGTATAAAGGTGAGTCTCGTCAAAAACGACGAAAGTCTCCTTTCCACCATCCTTCGCAGAGTTCGAAGCAGTAGACGGAACAATCTCCCCACCCTGAGGCAGAAACACACGCGTCAAACCTGCACCATCACGAGGCATGCCAGCAGCCAAATGACCCATCGACAAGTTGTAATGGACGTTATCGTAAGTGTTCCCAGCCTGACCCTCTTCAGTCGCCAAACAGCGAATGACAGGCTCAACAACAGGACGACCTACAGGGTCACCAGCCTCAAACACAAACACAAACGTGCAGTTCTCAACTAAACACCCATGATCCGAACAAGCATAGATTTCGCCCGGCTGTGCCCAATGGCTGAAACGGACATTCGTCAAAGCCTCAGCAAGCACAATAAACCCGGCAAGCTCACTCTTCGCACGACCCTTAGGACGCGACATGAAAGCCGAGTCATAAAGACGACGACCATCAGCATCAAGCGCATAACAGTCAACAATGAAGCCAGCAAACTCTGAATCAAGCTCAACAGGCTGACCAGCAACGTCACCGGGGCCATGAACACAATGATGTTCAATCCAGTCACATAAGAAAAACCCAAGCGAACGTTCACGGTCATGCTCAGTCGAGCGAATCAGCTCACGCATTATCCAACAGGCGACGACGCTTCGTCGAAATATCGACAACGCCAGACGACTCCTGCACCACCTCAGCCGGCTTACGGTAAACCATACGAGCCTTGAAACGAGACTCAGCAGTCTTCAAAATCTCGCCAGCCTCACGCTGACGCTGCTCAACCATCGCAGAAGCAATGCCACAGTTCGCACTATCAACCACATTCACAGCAGTATCGACAACGAAACCCCACATCGCCTCGTCCCATGCAACAGCATGAGGAAGACGCTTCACCTCGTCAAACCAACGAAAAGTCGCAGACTGCAACGGAACAGTCTCCTGACCATTCTTCGTCACAATCGTGCGCTCAAAAGGCAACTCAACAGGATAAGGCCCATCAAAAGGAATATCGACAAACTCACGCGTCTCAACCCGTGAAGGGTTACGGTTCACAGAGTTCTCACTAGGGGTACGACCTGGAACAGCCATTTGATTGCCTCCCGTTTCGGGTGAATAAACACCCATTTCGGGTGCATTAGAAAAGAACGCGGTTACCAGTCACAGTCAAATAACGGCCATGAGTGTAAAACTCCACATTCAACCCGCCGATTCGACGACGGAAACCTTGAGCCTTCTCGGCATAAACCCACGCATGCAAGCCATCACCAGAAGGCGAAACCTCAACATAAAAAGGATTCAAAGACTTCACAAACTCGACAGCCTCAACAGACGGAACCCCGTCAACAAAGCAGTGATCCAAGTCGTAACAGCCAACCCCGTCACCATTGAGAACAAAACCAAGCCCAACACCAACAGAAGAAGCAGAAGCCTCAGCAAACGACGACCAAGAAGCCGAATCAACACTCGAAGCATTACCACCCGTCACACGAAGTGGAACCTTATTAGGCGAGTACCGAATCCAGCGAGAACGCCCAGTCAACACCGAAGGCAAAGCCCGGCGGCCACGGCTGAAGTAAACCCGACACTTGCTCGAGCAGAACCGAGCGTCAGATCGTGCAAGACAAAACTCAAACCCACACAGCTGACAATGACGAGAAGACATGCCCTCAGTCTAGCAAACTGTTACGGCTAAATCCATATAAATAAAGGGAAGTAGCTGACTAAATAAACCGACAAGCTACAAGCCCACAACAAACAAATCAGGGCATAAAAGACCAGGCAACACACATACACGCCACCACGCCCAACACAAGCCCACTACAGCCACCCCTTGATAAAGGTTTGGAAATCGTACATTCAGCGAACAGCAGTACCTCCCCGGTCTTGTGCGATGTGGGGGAGGGGGTTGGCCCCCTAGGTGGTGAGGCCGGGA